CTATATATTTTCATCCAACTCTCTCCAAAAATCGGCAACAGGAGTATACTTATATCCGCCATCCATATATTCCTTATAAGCTTCATTTGCAACTGTAATATCGTACTCGTCTTCTATTTTCTCAAATAATGCTCTTTTGAATGCTTCTCCCAAAGATATTGCATGTAGTTTTGCATAGCTTTCTGCAAGTTTTTTTTCTTCAACTGTTAATCTTATTGAAAAAGCCATATATATCGACTCCTCTCTTCATATAGTACATTGTACTATATAGTAATTTATATGTCAATATACGTTATAATATAAAAAGTATATGCTCGTTTTGTAATACAATTTGTTAGCTGGCACGATAATTGGCAAAAATTTGCACTTTAGTTGGCAAAAAACTAACTTGCATTTTTTTGCTTTTTAGTTTATATATGTGATATAATTTGGTTTTATCTTTGCAAATTTAATTTGTCCATTAAAGTTACACAAATTTTATTTATTTTTATGTATAAAATGACAAGAACAAATAATCTTGTCATTTTTTGTCCGGTATATATTCTAATAAATCTTCTACTTCGATATCTAATACTTTACATATTCTATTTAGATGTTCTAAGTTTATTCTTTCTATTAACTCGTGATACATTTCATTTATTGTTGCAGGTCTTATATTTGTCTTGTTTGCAAGTTCTGCTTGTGTCATTCTTCTTTCGCCAAGTAGCTTAGATAGATGTATTTTTATCATAATAATCTCCTTATTTGTCATAATATTACTATTAGTGTAATTTTATAACTAAATTCGTAGATTATTTTAAATATGTAAGTTTATTACTATTTTAGATAGTATATTACTAAATACGTAAGAAAGAGGGTAAAAAAATAAAGCTATATTTTAAATGCTTTAATAGTTTTTTATTATTAGTTCTTTAAAAACTCTATTTTTAGCGTATCTGCTTGTAAGATTGTTGTTTCTTTGTATTTCTTTTATATTAAAGTCTTTATACAACTTTCTTATAAATTCATCGTCATTATATGATAATACAAACTTTGCTTTTACTTGTTTTAGCATTGTGTTTAGCTGTATGTGACTATTTTCATTAAAATCACTATCATAATAAGATTCTGTATTATGATATGGCGGATCTAAGTAAAATAGTGTTGTATCTGAATCATATTTTGATATTATCTTTTCAAAACTTCTATTTTCAATTACTACATTTCTAAGCCTTGCTTGTATTTGCTCAATGTAGGATTTCATCTTTTCTACGTCTTTTTTTACTGCTCCGTATGTTTCTACATCTGAGCCATAGCTTAATTTAATAAGGTAAAAATACCTTGCTGCTCTTTGTATGTCTGTTAGTCCTTTGCTGTTCATTTGACTAATATACTCGTTAAACAAATCTCTTGAGTTTATTGTAAAATTAAGTTCTTTTTGTAATTCTTCTGCGTGATATTTTACACACTTGAACAGATTTACAAGATTACTGTTTATATCGTTATACACTTCGTATGTTGCATGTCTGTCTTTTGCAAATAGTACCCAGCCTGCTCCGCCAAACACTTCTACATATTTATCATATTCTTTACTGTCTGGAAACTCTGTTATTATCTTATTTCTAAGTAATTTCTTTCCGCCTATCCAATTTAAAAAACTATCCATAAATTTTGTCTCCTTTTCTGATTAAATATTTATATTATAATATTTGAATAGTTTTTTGTTTTTTCTTTTTTATAGTTTTTTGTGTTTTTAAATATAATTTAAAAGCTCTTTAAAGACTATAAAAACTATCTTTAAAGAGCTTTTATAAGCTGTGTTTTTGTGTTATTTTGTATTTATTACTGCAATCTTTTTTTCTTTGTCATATGTTGCATCTAATACATTTGCATCTTTTAATGATTGCAAAGATACATAGTTTTTATTGTCTTTAAATATAGTATCTAACTTTATTTTATTGTTGTTTACTATAAATTCTTTTTGCTGTATCATTTCATCATCTTCTTTCTTTTTATTGCTGTTTGATTTTGATTGTTTGTCATCTTCAAATTCTACATTGTTAAATCGTCTGTAATACTTAAATATGTCAGTCTTTTCAAGTGTTACTCCGTTTCTTGAGTAATTGCAGTGTATCCACTGCCCACTACCTGCATATATGCCTATGTGGTTATACATTCCAACTCCTCCACTTTCTTTTATGCCTATATCTCCGATTTTTAGCTCATTTTGTAATATTTCATCAGAATTCTGCCACTGATAATATGTTCCATCCGGAACTGAAAAGCCTGACATCTTATATGCCCAGACAACAAATCCTGAGCAATCGAGGAGCTTAGGTTTATTCACATCGTTATTATAGTTGTAATACTTAGCTCCCATTTTGTAATTAGTATAGCCAATCAAAGACTTGGCGTAGTTTAATATATCAGCTCTTGTTTTCATTTTCTCTCCTTTGCTGTAGTTCTATAAGCCACTGTTTTAATTGAACATGTTCTTTCTTACATTCTTCACATTTAGTGTCATTTATGACTTCGTCTATATGATTTATAGCTTCTTGCAGTGTCATTTTGCACCACTTTTCAGTTCTTTCACTGTTGCTTCTATTTGTGCATCTAAAAATGAGTTCAAATCTCCATACAAGAGCAAAATTGCTTTTTTAACGTCTTCTGTTAATATACTTAATATCTTATCTTTTGCTAATTTAAATGCTTGTTTCTGCTTTTCTTCAGTAAATATTTTCTGTTCTTTTAACTTATCTACATATGTTTGATTTACTGCTATAACTGACTTTGTGACTATGTCTTTTGCTAAATCTATATATTTATTAAGTCGAGTATTTTTAGTAAATTGTTTGATTTCGCTTGCTTTTAAGTTTAATAATCTGACTATAAAAGCAGAAAGTATCGGTATTATTGCTATTAGTAATTGTACTAATAATGTATTTAATTCTATTTTCATATTATTTCCTCCTGATTTATTTCATTTTGTATATTATTTAATATCTGCATTTGCTCTGTTTTCTTGCTTTGTTTTATCTTTTGATAGTTTTCTATACTTGCTTTTGAATAATAAAATATCACTGCCGTTTTTGAAAATTTGAACACTTCTATTATGAGCGTGTCCAAGTATGTTGTGTTGTTTGTTTTTCTGATTATATACATAGCAAATATGATTACTGCAAATGATGCTGAAAGTATACTGAACATTATTTTTTTGCTGAATTCAATAAATTTTCTCTCTTTTAGTGTTTCTTGTTTTTTAAGTGATTGTTTCTGCTTTCTTTGTCTTTTTATACTTTTAAGTTCTTCGTCTGTAATATCCGCTCTACTTATCAATTAATCACTTCCTTTAATGTTTTAAAGGCAATAAAAAAAGACTATTAAGTCCTTGTTTATTGCCTATTTTAGTTATACTTGTACATAATATTTACAAGTATATTTGAATATTAGCTATTCTGATTTTTCCGTTTCTTTTTCAAGTGGCTGTCCGTCCCCGTCGAAACCGCTTTCTGATAATATATCAAGCACTGGCGGTCTTAACCTTTCAGGTACTAATCTTTTTGTCTTTGTTGCCTTTTCTGGTATACAAGTCAAATGCCCTGTGATAACACGATACGCTAAAAATTCATACATAATACTATCTCCTTTCAGATATAAAAATAAAATATATATAATAAAGCATAATTGCTTTATTTTCGCTATAAAATAGGCAATCATAATATCACCTTCTAAGTGTTTTGTAATATCAAATCTTCAATAGCCTTGTTCGTTTGCTCCATTTGTTCTTGCATTGTTTTCAATTTTTCTTCTAATATTTCTTCTTTTGTTTTTTGTATTTCAACATACTTCATTACAGCTTTTTTTGTCTTTTCATCATATTCAAGAATAGTGTTGTATCCGTCCTTGTTTGGTAATTCTTCTACATCTTGATATTTATAGATATATTCTTCAGTTACGCTCTGCATATCTATAAATGAATTATCTTTTTTATTAAATCGCAATAATACTTTCATAAATATCTCCTTTCTATTTTTCCGTTTGTATTAAATAATCAATGTCTCCAGTAGTTGTTATCATGCTTACAGAATTTTTAAACTCTACATCTTGTATCACCTGTAATCCCCCATTGCTAATTGACTGTTCAATATCTACACCGTCTACAATTACTCTTGCATATCCTGTTTTCCCGTATTTATAACTCGATTGTGCATATCTGATTATTCCAGCACCTCCTGAATAATCAAACCTGTTATTGTTTAATTTCCCTTGTCTTACTACTGTATATTGTCTGCCTCCCACACTCAACCACACTCCATTTATTAATACTTCTAATCTTCCGTTATTATTTCGGAATTGAAAACCATGTACACTATTTACATTTCCTGCCGAATTAGCATAATTCACATTAAAATTAGCAGGATTATATACAAACATATTTGTACCGTCTGCACCACCCCATACCCAAGACGGTTGTCCGCCTTGTCCTGACCAATTGAAAATCATATTTCTAAGCTTTTCAGCATTATCAGATTGTATTGCATTATTTACTTTAGTACCTTTTATTGTAGGTATCAAATTATCTATATCATTTACATTATGTCTGTGTGCTATTTTTGCATAAAGCAAATCCGTCTGATCTTTTGTAAGGATTCTTTTTAGTCTTTCATCAAATCCGTTCAATATCTGATCTACAATATCCATATTCTCATTTATGTCCATTATGTCGGCATATTCATTGTACTGCGGTTTTTTGAGATTGTAATTTGTTGTTTTTTCCATATCATCACCTCTAACTCATAGGCAAGTGCCTTACACCGTTCCAAGTAAGCTTTTTCACTTCACCCCATATTCTTTTTTTCACTTCGCCCCAAGTAGCAAATGTAAATACATATTTAATTCCCAAGTGAGCGGGTTTTATCTCATTTAATATATGTTTCAATCCATCAAGATTTGCTGGTATTCCTCTTGTTCCTATGAATTTTATATCAAAATAATACTCATCATTATGCTCTGTTACTTCCACTTCGCCGTTACTGTATGCAATAGATACGTTTTTTATAAGTTTTATTGTAGTCGTACCTGTACCTCTTAACTTCGCCTTTATTACCTCTCTACGCTGTTCATAAGATAGGTTAGGCTCTATATCAAGCCCGAGTTCTTCCTCAAAAAATTTCAGCCCCAATGTTGCTGTCTCTACAAAACCTTGCATGAATACATCTTTTTTAATGCATTTCATCTTTGATACTTCTGTAGATAGTGTACTTTGAATAGCTTTCATCTGCTCAATTTTTCTATAAAAAAGCGGAAGATAGTTAATAAGTTCAACTCTTTCGCATAGGTTCATATCAATGTTATCTATTATCATCACATCACCTCAAGTGTTATGGATGTTATATTGGCAATCTGTTCGGCAGACAGCTCTATATTTGCTGTTACATTGTTTAATTTCAGTTCTGCATAGTCTATGACACCCTTGCTTTCAAGCAGGTGTTTGCCGACTTGGGCAAGTGATACGAAATACGAATTTGCTCTAATATTTGCAAAATACTCTTTTGTTATATCTTTGATATACCTTTCAATCTTTGCTTTAAAATCAAGCTTTGTAAGCTCCATATTAGCATTTAGAGAAGTTTGTATTTTCGCAGTAATTGTTATATCCTTTGGAGTAGGAGTTATAACAGTCACAGTAGCTCCAATCGGTCGTACATCTTCGATATGAGTTTTCACTTTGTTTATAAGTAGTGTGTCTGCAGATTTCATATCAGAATTTACTATCATTACTTTTACCGTACCGTTGCCGTTCCAAAGTGGGAATATCTTTGCTGCACCGATGTTTTCCACTTCCATTGCCCATAATCTGTAGTGGTAGATATTGCCTGACGTGGCAGGCTCTCTTACCTTTTGCAGATATCTTGCCCTTAGATGTTCATCATCCTCAATGTCTGTGCCAAGTTCAATATTTGCTACTATCTTAGCACTTGCAATACTTATATTGTCAATAGGCATCATATCGCCCATTACTTCGTTTGCAGAAGATCCCGCTTGTTCACATTTGATAGCATATATCCCTTTTTCAATTTTCTTGATTACTGTAAAAGAATACTCATCTTTTGCAAATCTCAAATTTAAATCTATATCTGTCAATCTTTCATCTTCATCTTTAAACTCAGCTTTTTTTATTGCATATGTTGCGTCAAATCTCTCAAGTCCGACTTCTTTTACAAGGTTATTGAGATAAACTCCGCTTGCAGTCATTCCAAAGCTTTGTTTTAAATGTTCATCCATGAGTTCGTAGACCTTGCTTATCTCGTAGCAGGCAGGAGCTATGCCGTTAAATATCGGACTGTCCTGTCTTTTAGAGTATTTGTCATCTACTCTTTTTAGTGCATCGTCTAATATTTTTTCATATGTCATTAGCTATCCCCCTCTACCACTTTTACCGTTTTATCCATTGAGATATCACCATAATTGCATTCAACTACAAAAGACAGGTGTATACCGTCTTTTTTTACTCGTTCAATTACAAAATCTCTGACATCATTTATCCTATCATCTTGCATCAATGCTTCTCTTATTCTTCTTTTAAGCTCCGACGCTATATATGAATAGTCCTTGCCGATTAGGTCAAATGTCTGTAGTCCGTAGTTTTTATCATATATTTTGTGTATGTCTTGCTCCGTCGCAAGAATACAAAAACAAGCCTGTTTAACAGCATTTATATCATCTACAGTCCCGGACAAAGAGGACATATCTTTAATCAGATGAACTATATTGCCGGATGTATTTGCTATAAGTTCATCGTCCGCATATGCGTCAAATGTAGGTAGTAGCTCCATATCATCAACTCCAATCCCAAGAACCTGAGATACAATCGATAATTACCGACTTCTTATCTCTGACCTTTGACAATACTACATATTTTTGACCTTGTTCGGTCTTCAGCATTATTACCTTATCGCTATTTTTCAGACCCTCTTGGATTATTATTTTTGCTCCAAGATTGTCTTTTATAGTTATATCCGCTTTATGTGAATATGTGTCTGTCTTGGTGCTTAAATCTAAGCTGTGTGTATGCTCTTGTGCCTTTTCAGTTGCACCCTCTATTTTATGCGAATGCGTGTAACTGCTTATTTTCACATTTTCTATGCCATGTTTGTGTATTAATTTAAGTGACTTTTCAAGGACAAATTCTGTCAGTAATATTTGATTTTCATTTAGCGTTATCCTATCTGTCAGCTTTATTTTTAAAGGATTTTCAGATACTACTGTACCGATTGCTAAATCTGAAAGCCCATACGAGTTCATCTGTTCGTCTATAATATTTCTAATTACTTCAATCATTGATTACATTCATCTCCAAGCTCATTGTATGCTGAGTTTCACTCAAGGTATGTGTGCATTTTTCAATAAGTAGTAGCTTTTTCAAATCTATATCACCAAGTGAGGGAATATCAATAAGCACAACAGAGCCTGCTCGTATCTCTTTTACTCCAAGACAATCCAATTTTAGTGTTCTTTTAGTTCTTGCATAGTATTTGAGATAATTTTTTGCCATTTCTCTTATTTGTGCGTCATTTAGATTTTCATCTACTTTTTTATAAAACTGCAAATGTCCCCATTTTTTCGTCTTGTCCTCGTCAAAGGTTATATATGTTTCGCCTTTACCCGATTTTTTGTTGGGCTTTACAAGCTTTACATAGTTGTACGACTCTTCTATGCTCGTCTTATAGGTATAAGTAGTTGCAAGCGATTTATTGCCAAGCACATAATTGCTTATCATGTTACTACTCTCTTTTAGCGTGAGTTTCCCCGCATCATCAAAAAGAGTATATACTTTCTTAGTTTTAACTGTGGTTTTCATAAGTGCGTCAGTTACTATGTCAAGTAATGTCTTATCTTCATAAATCTTGTCAGGCAGTATATAGGTAGTATCAGCTATGTTTCCTACTTTGATTTTAAATTCATTTGCTACTTGCTTTATTATCTGAGTAGCTGTCTTTTTACTAAAGTTATAGCTTTGTTTATACTGCATATATCTAAGAAGATCATAACAAGTAAGAGATATTACATCTTCTTTTTTTGACTTAGAAAATATATAGCAGACAATGTATAGTTTTTTATCTACAAATATCTTGACCATGTCGCCTTCGTGAAATGACATCTCTCCGGATTTTATGACGTCAAAACTTATAGTCGATGCTGAGCCTACTCGTGTCGTAGTGTATTTGATATTTGAGCTTATTGCGTTGCTTATGTCGTATACGTTCTTTTTTCTGTTTATAACAAGCACTCTTATTCTCATTTTAGCTTCTTCCCACCAAACTCTTTGTATTCTACCAGTTTTAATTCATAATTAAGATCTCCGACTTCTCCTGCCTTGTCTTCAAAGCTGATACTATCTATCAAAACAAGACAGTTGGTGTCAAATGTAAGCGTTCCATCGTCTTTGTATCTGTTTACGATAAATCTTACAGGCTTTATAGACAGTTTTTCAGATGAAACAAGTGATACAAGATAGTCTCTTGCTTTAGTCACGTCAATATCCTCATGACAAAATGTACTTTTTATACTCCATGTCCTTAATTTTACTCTGCCAGGTTTTATTACTTCTCCAAGAGCAAGTATCGTATAATGCTTATTATCTCTTCTAATATCCTCTTTTAAAGATTCAGGAAGTAGGGGGAGCTTTAAGCTCCCTATATAGATTTCATACATAACATTTTCCTCTAATATCTTTCTTTTACTGATATATTGGCTTCATCTGATAGTGCTGTAGCTATCTTTTCATAGACATGATCGATATCAACATCTCGGCTTATATTGTTGTTATTTACTATTTGCGGTGCTTTGGTTTCAACTGTCAGATTTATCTGATTTACTCTGTCACCAACAGCCATTTGATATAGCATCTTCATATCTTCATCAGCAATATTTACATCTTTTTCTATTGAACCTACTTTGCCTACTTTTCCAACATCACCTATATCTTTGCCTGCTCCTAATGCATTATCAATATTTCCTCCTGATAATCCAGGAGCTTTCATTTTAGAAGTAAAATCAACGTGTTGTAATTCATTGACACTAGCTCCGACTGCTTGAGCTGCTCTTATAACAAAATTAAGACCGTCAATTATTCCGTTTATAAGACTTTGAAAAAAGCCTGCAACATTTGATATCATTCCATAGAATAAGTTTTGAATAGCAAAAACCGGATCATGAAATACATTGTGTAAAAATACTGCTATTTGTCCTATGAAGTTGTAGAAATATAAGAATATATTAACTAAAAAACCAATCAGACCTCCAAATAATCCACCTACAAATCCGACTACCTGCTTTGTAGTTACTCCAAAATGCACCAAAACTCCAACAACAATACCTATCGCTGCAGCAACCAGTAATATAGGAGCATGAGCAATAGCCCACGCCTTAGCTTGAGCATACAGTGGAGACACCATAGCCCATAGTGCTGTTACCTTCTTCCATAACAATTCTATTATTACAGTAAGTGCTACTATGATTAGACCTGCAAACAAACCCTCAAATACTCCACCAAAACTATTTATAAGTCCTATTCCGTTACCTACAATATCAAAGAAACCAAGTATCAAAGCCATTATCACATTTAATCCAAATGCAATATTATCAAGTAATGCTATCCCTTCAGCAGAGCTAAGGAAATTTACTAAATCTGTAAATTTCTGATTAAGCTGTCCGAGTGCCCCCTCAGTAGATGAAAGCCTTGCAAGCCATGTGCCGACCATATTTTCAAATACTGTTTTGTTTTCTCCAAATGTTCTTGGCAGTTTATTGAACTGCTCGTCAATTGAGCCACCCATCTTGTTTATAGCATTGATTATTGTTTCTGTAGTTAGCTTGCCGTCAGATGCAAGTGCTTTGAGTTCGCCCTTTGTTACACCCATTCCTTTTGCAATGTTTTGCATTAAGGCAGGTGCATTTTCCATCAATGACTTAAACTCGTCGCCTTGCATTACTCCTGATGATAGAGATTGCGATAATTGCAACAGTGCAGATTCATTCATACTTGCTGTACCGCCACCTATTTTGAGCATTTTATTTACCTTTTCAGCAAACTCTATCTGATTATCATTACCCTTTATTGCTCCTGTTTGCCCTATCTTTGATATTAGATCCGCAGTAGCTTTATATGATGAACGTGTAGCATTCGCAGATTTTAATATTTTATTTTGCAGTTCATCTTGCGTTTGCAAACCGTCATTTATCAGATTTAATCTTGAATTGATTGAAGTATATTCGTCAGCCATATTTGCAATATTGCCGATTTGCCTTATCGCCATAGAAACAAGTTGTACACCAGCATATAGCGACATCAAGCTGCCCCTCCACGAGTGGAAAGGAACAGGCGGAGCATTTGCTCCCATATTATTTAATAATGCGTTCAGCTCTGCAATGTCCGCTTGTGCTCCTATTATCTCCTCCCTCATCAGCGACAGAGCATTACTTCCGGAAGATGCGGACACATGGTCAAGACGATTAAGAGCCGTTATTACAGTGTCAAGAGTTCTTACTATCCCCCTAAGCACCCTCGTCATATTGTCATTTAATCCCAATGTAGTATTGACCATTCCTCACATCCTCCTTTATTTTTTAAGCTTTTCCATTTCTTTTTGTGTATCTACTAATATAGCTTCGAGCAAAGCGATCTCTTTTTCATCCATCGCTAAAAATTCCATTGGTCGTATAAAGCCGTAATTGGCTATAACTCCCCTGTATATAGATGTCAGATAATCTCTTTGCTCTATCAGTTTTTTGCCTTAGCCCTTATATCTTCAAAATCTTCATCAAAGCCGTTGAATTTCATTATTCTGTCTGATAGTGCAGTTATTTCACCAACTTTAAGCACTTTTGCAAGACCCTGAGCAGGCGTATTTACTCCCAATTTTTGTAAAAACTCTTGAGATTTAAAATTCGGGTAGAGTAGGTGATTTACTATCACAAGCTCACTGAATTTCATTGAATCCTGTTTTATTACATTTCCTTTTTTATCTCTTATGACACACAACTTTTGATATTTTTCAAGTTCATCTCTTGTCATAGAGCCGATTTTAAATTTGAAATCTTTTAGTCTTTCGTTTAATACTATCTCTTCAGTAAGATTTTCAACCGTATGCGACGCCAAGAAGTCCTCAAGTGTTATATTATTGTCATCTTGTACATCTTCAAATTCATTGTTTTCTACTACAGTATTTTTTGTTTCTTCCATGATTTTCTCCTTTTTCTAATCTCTTCCTATATTCGAAGGTCTGTTAAACGCCTCAAGTTCATCCCAGTCCCTGAACGTAAACGCAATATCAGTAGTAAGCCCCTCATCTTTTGACTCGTCAAGCTCTTGCAGTGTTATATCACCGTCAGGCACAAGGTCGTAATATACCTTGCTCATAACTCCAAGTGATGTACCCTTGTCATTGTTTATACATTGGCAGTCAACTTTGGGGAATATCCCTGTTTTCTTGTATTTTTTAAGTATATCAGTCATTACTTGGACAAACCAATAATCAGCCGTTATGGATATCTTATTTTTAAAGCCTTTTATCTTTGATTGCTTGTTTCTTGTTCCAATTTGACCACGTTCAGACGTTTCAGGTGTGCTTGATGCCTTGAATTTTTGTGATCCATACAGCGTGATTATCTCACCGTCCACAACGAGCTGTATCTGTCCGTCTTTGCCGTTGACAAAGTCTTCGGATCTTAAATACTCTCCCAT